AGAACATCACGACAGGGCTGGTGTGCCTTGCCGTGTACGCCGGCCGGCATCGCGGCTGGGTTCTCGACGAAACGCCTAACCGCGCTTCCTTTGATCCACTAATCCCGGTGGAGGTCAGTGAGTGAATCTAAGTTTCTTCGTCACAGCGCCTGTCCTGACTGCGACAGCACTGATGGTCTGGCGATTTACAGCGACGGGCACACGCACTGTTTCGTCTGTGGCAAGACAACGCAGCCGGAAGACGGCCGCAAAAAGGACAGCCCCAGATCGCCGCCTGTTTCGCCAATGACGCCTACTGCATTTACAGCGTGGGAAACCAAAGCTCTCCGTGGTGTGTCGCCGCGGGTGCTTGAGCAATACGGCATTGGTCGCACCAAGACTGGTGTTGCCTTTGACTATCGCGACGCTGCTGGCAAAGTCATTGCCCGCAAGTTCCGCGACGATCAAAAGCGCATCAGCTGGCAGGGCGATGCCAAGAGTGTTGTTGGCTTTGGCTACCACCTTGCAAACCCTGCAAGGCATGACGCCATTGCCATCACAGAGGGCGAGTTCGATGCGCCGTCTATCTATGCGGCAACAAACAGCAAGATCGTTGGCATCTCGGTGCCAAACGGCGCGCAGTCAGCTGCCACTTGGGTCAAGAAACACCTTGATCACTTCAACCAGTTCAAGGTTGTCTACATCGCAACGGACAACGACGAGCCAGGAGAGGAGGCGGCCAAGGCGCTGGTCGAGTTGTTCGAGCCAGGGCAGGTGCGGCGTGTGGTGTTCCCTCGCAAGGACGCCAACGAAACACTGACGGAGCTGGGCGGCCAGGCAGTCAAAGAGGCGGTGTATGCCGCCAAAGAGATTAGGCCTGACGGCATCAAACCAGCGTCGGCCTACGCCGGCATCGTCAACAAACCACGCGAGTGCGTCGCAACCAACTGCGCGTTCTCGTACTGGAACCAGAAGACGCCGTTCTACGCCAACCAGCTGATCGTTCTTATCGCTGGATCAGGCGTGGGCAAGTCGACGTTTGCCAGAGCTCTTGCTCTGCACGACATGTCCAAGGGGATCAAGGTCGGCTGGATCGGGTTGGAGGAGACAGCAGAAGAGGCTGTGTTCCGCTTCGTTGGCGCACAAGCTGGCGTCCAACTGCACGCACGACAGTCCTACGCAGGGCTATCGGAAGAGCAGCTGGAGGAGATCGCCCAGGCCGACAAGTTCGTCACCGGCTCAGGGATGCTCGAATTGTTTGATCACTTTGGGTCTCTCGATGAGCAGGTCATCCTGCAACGGATGAACTACATGGTCAGGTCGTTGGGTTGCCAGCACATCTACCTCGACCACCTGACGATCGTCGGCTCTGGCCTGGCGCAAGACACGCGACAACTCGACGCACTGGTCACAAAGATCAGGTCGTTTATTGCGGCAACCAAATGCACGGTGTTTGCCATCAGCCATTTGAACCGCAACAGCAGCCAGTTCAAAAACATGGAAGACGGAGGCGTGCCTGAACTCCATGACATCCGCGGCAGCCACAGCATCTGCCAACTGGCAGACACCATCTGGTCACTGTCCAGGCGGCGAGGCACTGACCTCACACACAGCTACTGCCTGAAGAACCGGATGCTCGGACGGCAGGGCTACGCCGGTTCATTCCGGTTTGACGAGGAGACCCAATCGCTCGATCAGAAATGGGCAGACCCGGACGCCCAGTTTTGACTTGGGCTGATCTAACCAAAGGCCAACAAGTTCACTTCTACTCCGGCGATGGCTGGAAGAAAGCACATGTCTCACACCCCTCCCAGATCAGTTGTTCAGTTGTTTGGCAACAGGGCGCGAAAACCAGAACTACCCGTGTTTACGACCTCCGCAACATCCAGCACGCCGATGCAAGCTGATCAGTTGGACGTCAGTCGCAAGGCTGTGCGTGGCTTGCTGCTTGACGCAGAGCACCGCTACAACAACGCCTTTCAGAACGACGACCGGCCACTGGCTATGTGGTACGACGGCTACATGCGAGCCATCTATCACATCCTCGAAATGGAGGGGGAGTGATGGCCAAGAAAAAGCGCAAGGAAAAACAGTTTGAGCTGTTGATCAACTTCCCTGGCGGTCACAACCAAATGAAGTGGACTGTTGAGGCAAGCAGCATGACTGCGGCTAAAGCCAAAGCGCGGCAGCGCTGGCCTGAAGGTGAGCCAAGGGAGTTGTACTGATGCCTGGGATGTTGTGGGTCGACGGCGAAACCTACGGGGTGCGAGCTGTCAAAGCAAACGAGCATGAGTGCGACTGGGGCAACGACTACTGGACCTATGTCGTTGATTACAACCGCGCTAAGGAGGCGTTCACCAGCGCGATGAATGAGCTGCAAGACATTGCGCCAGACCACAGTTTGGTGATTGCCCTTGGTTCACGGAACAACTTTCGCTACAGCGTCTACAGCAAGTACAAGTCCAACCGAGTCAAGCAGCGCAAGCCAGCTGGGCTGTCTGACTTTTACCTATGGATGCAGGACCACTGGCCCTGTCAGACATACAACGGTGTGGAGGGCGACGACGTCATCGGCATCAATGCCGACGCAGACAACGGCGACGTGATCGCAAGCTTGGACAAAGACCTCAAGACAATCCGTGGCGTCCACATAGAACGCGGTGGGTTGATTGACGTCAGTGAGTACGAGGCCGACTACAAGTTCTACACACAAGCCTTGACTGGGGATTCAGCTGACGGCTACCCCGGCTGTCCCGGCGTGGGTCCAAAGCGTGCTGAGAACTTGCTGAAGGACGCCAAGACTGCTGAAGAAATGTGGGCCGTCGTACTCGGGGCCTATACCAAAGCCCATCTCAGCAGAAACTACGCCCTGCAAATGGCGCGTTGCGCACGAATTTTGCGAGCAGGTGAATACGACATGGACAACGAGCGTCCGTTGTTGTGGCAACCGCCTGATTAAAGGCGAGGCATCGTCAAGTTGGGTAGAGCTGCCTTGACGTGTAAGCCCTCGACTACGACCTTGTAGTGCAACGTATCTGCCGTAAGCTGATTGCAGCTTTCGTAGTCCTATGAAGAAAGGCGGCAAAGGCGGCAAAGGTTCCGGCGGTAAGAAGGGTTACTGATGGCTGGACGTCCGGGTCTCTATATGAACATTCACCGGAGGAGAGCCAGAATCCGTGCTGGCAGCGGTGAAAAAATGCGCAAGCCAGGAAGCAAAGGTGCGCCCACTGCACTTGCTTTCCGCCGCAGTAAGCGCACAGCTAAGAAGGCTTAGGCCTGTTTCTTTGGCTTCAGGCTTTCGAGTGCATGAAAGGCCAGCTGAATGACGCTGTTGTCTTTCAGTTTTGACATGCCGATAATCTCACTTGCGGCAGTCACGATGATCCAGAACCAGGGCTCAGATAGAAAGTCCATCGGTGTCAGATACAAGGGTCTCCCCAGCTTCGCTTGCGAGCCAGTCGCTGACAACACACTGCTGTATCCAAGCGCATACAAGGATCTCTGCAGTGTCTTTTAGTTCGTCCCATTCCTCTCGTTCAAACATTTGCCTGACCTGTCGCAGCGTCAGCTCCTTACGAAACAACAGTTGAGGAGAGATTTCCAAAGGGTTCAAGGCAACACCCTCGGCTACCCCTGTTATGCAGTGGAATCTGCAAGCCGACAACATTAAGATTTAGCTACTCGACCAAGCGACATGGCGAATCAGCATGACGACGCTGACCACGGTGGTTGGTTGGCAGATTTTGTGCGCTTGATTGTGCTGGCCTGGGCATTGGTTTGCCTCAGTCTCAGTTACCTGGGCCAGGTCAAGGCGATGGATCCCACATTTTCCGCCTCGATGCTGACAGCGGTGCTTAGTTCCTATGGCATCAACGTTGGCAAAAATGGCGGGAAAAAGAAGGAAGAATCTAAAACTGATGAGACCACTACACCTACGGTGACGAAATGAAGCGCTTAGCCCCACTGCTGCTGTTGATTGCAGCCGCCCCTGCGTCCGCTGAAATCACGCACTCCATACAGAGCAGCGTGCAGATGACTGTGGACGGAGCTGCAAGCGCAGCACAACGCATCGGCTCCAGCCTTGCGGTGTCAGGCAACAACGTGACGCTGTCGACGTCGCCAACGCTTGGCAGCCTGACCGCTGGCAGCGCCGTGGGATACACGCCTGGCGCCTACTCCGTCACTACGGCCGGCGATGCCTTCAGCTACAGCGAATCGTTTACCGAGGGCGATGCCACGCCAACGGCTACCAGCGTGACCACATCGTCTGGCAACGTCGACTCACTGCCCATGCTTGGGGTGACGACCACGACGTCGGGCGGTGTCGCAGGCAATATGGCTGCCTCGATTGCCACCGACGGTGCCATGTCCTTGACGGCTGGCTCGGCAGGCACAAGCATCACCGGCCAGGTGACACAGACATTGCAGCTGAAGTGAAGCGTTGGCTGTTACTTCTGCTGATCGCATCGCCGTGCGCCGCAGCTCCTGTGGTGCCGTCGTTCCGCACTGGAACCATGACGAGCAGGACCGAAAGCACGCTGGTCACGGTCGAGCAGATCAGGTCTGTCGACTTCAACCCTGGCTACACCTACGCGGTTACTGGCACTGGCGTGTCAGCAGCAGACGGACAGATAGCGCCAGGTGCCACGACAACACAGACACAAACGATCGACGGGGTCGACACCAGATGGACAGGGCTGGATATGTCGCAGCGCCCAGGCTGGCAACAGACCAGCACGACGCAGCCGTTTCAATACACCGAGCACTACTCAGGCCCTGGCTTGGCAAACATCACGACGATCAACCGCACACAAACGCTCGAATCCATCACCGAGTCCACGTCGGTCTTTGGGCCATAGCCCTGCTGCTGCCCAGCCCAGCGTTGAGTCAGGCCAATGCAACAGCTAACCCTGTGGCAAACAGCAGCGGTTCAGTGACAAACATGGGGATCCTGCAGCAGCAAGGCCCTTGGCCTAATGCACACAGCGGGCCAAACCAGATCAGCTGTCAGGGTCCGGCTTTATCTATATCCCCCTTTGTTACCCACAACCACAGCTATCGATTGCCACGCAAGGACTGGGTTGAGACGCCGATCTACGACCAAACCACTGACGACAACGACGCGTTGATAAACCCAGGCAACATCCTCTACATGCAGCAGGCGCCAACAATGCAGAAGGACAACTTCGCGTTGAACCTGGGCATCACTGCCACCTTCTCTATCCCGCTCGACGGTGGGATTCAGGAACGTTGTAAGGCTGGCATGTCAATTCAGAATCAGATCTACCAACAAAAGCTCGCGACAGCGAGGCTCGATTACGAGATCGGCCGCCTCAAGCACTGCGGACAACTGGCTTTACAAGGAATCCGCTTTAGAACTGGCAGCCCATACGCAGACATCTGCCGTGACGTAGTGGTTACAGCCAAGCCCGGTCAAGTATTGCCACACACCCACGAAATCAAGGTCGTAAAGCACGGCGAAGAACCATGATTGCGCGGTTGCGATCTCGTTGAGCCAGCACACGTTCTCTGACGCTTTGAATTTTCAGGGATTTCTTACGCAGCTGGGCCAACTTCTTGCTTCCTTTTTTTATTGCCGGTTTAATCAGCTTCAGCAGAAGATCCGCTAGGGGCTTAGCGAGAACTGCTGAGGCAGTAGCGATTACAGCCACCCCCGATGCTGTAGTCGCCGCCTGCAAAGTTGGTAGGCCTTCGACAATCTTGTCGACAATGCCCTGCTCTTCTACAACCTTCGGCTTCTGCTCTTGATTGGCAGGTGGCCCAGGTGGTTCTGTCCTTTGCTCTGGCGGCTTTGCCGGCGCGGGCTGTTCTTCTTTCTGCTCTTGCGGTGGCGGTTGTTGCTCGACAATCGTCAGCTGTGACGGCGTGTAGTCCATCGGGTTGTACGACGGAATCTCGCCATCGGGGCAGGCATAGCCAACCCTGCTGGGGTCATCAACCAAAAGCGATGGGTTGCGCTGCGCGTCTGGATGGACGGCAACACAACCCGGCATTTGGATAATTGGCTGCGCTGTTACAGGTGGCGCAAGCGGTGTGACCAGTGGCAGTTTGATCTCTTTGATTGCCGGCAAGACAATCGGTGGGATCTCACTTGTCAAAAGTCGGCACCGCAGGCCCAGTCGTCTTAGGGATGACAGGAATAGATTTCTTCATCTCTTTGACGGCTCCATCCGTAACGCCCTTCAGCTTGCGCTCGACGTCTTCGATCGCGCCCTTAACAATCCCAGGCATTTGCAAGTAGGCGTAAACCATTGCAGACGTGGTTGCTGTTGCCAGCAATAACGACACCACGGTGAGTGTTTTGTAGAGCGAGGTCATCATCAGAAGTCGATAACTGCACCAGTTTTGACGTAGCTGGCTGTGTCAGCGCCGTCGAACTTGCCAAAGCCAACCTCGGCGTACAGGTTGGTTTGCTCGTCGACTTGGCCAGCGACACCAGCTTTGCCAGACAGGCCCCAATCGGTGTCAGTGGCATCGTTGCTCATGGCAGGACCAGCCTGAATAAAGAAGGGACCGTCCTTGTAGCCAACGTGCAGGTCAAGGCTGCTGCCAGTTGAGCTGCTGCCAGAAAAGCCGGTCTGAAATTCTGGATTGAAATAGCCGCCAGCCGATGCACTGCTGCCAAGCAGCGTGGCGATAGTTGCGGCCGCCGCACACACGATGCGCTTCATTGCAATTAAACAAAAGACGACCACAAACTATCGGTGCTCTACGTTGCCGTAGATGTTGTGCCAATAGGTTTGGCGATCGGCACAGCAATAACTACCAAGGCACACCCGTGCCAGTGGTTGGAGTTGCCTGCTCTGTCAGTTGTGCCTCTAGTGCAGCGTTGACTTCCGCAACCTTGTCTTCGCCCAAAGCGGCTTTGACCCAGCCCACTACTGTGGCTTCATCGAGGTCGGCGTAGGCAGTAGTTACATCGCCTTCAAGAGCAAGCTCGCCGTAGGCGCCAGCGGAATACACCTCGTCGTCAGACCGTGCATCAACGGAATAATGCACAGAGTCGACGCGGCCGGTGCTGAGTGTGCGGGAAAGTGTGTTTACTTTCCAAGTAATGGTGGACATGAGAAGAAAGCAATAGGGTCAGAGTAATTCAAGCTGCAGCTTCTAGGGCTGCAACTTTGGTTTCTAAAGTTTCAATTTTAGCGATTGCCTCTTTCAATGCAGCAGTCAAAAGAGGAATGATTTTTTCTTGTGCGATAGTTTGAGGTTTGACTGAGCCATCCTCATTAACAGCATCTTTTTCGCCATAGCAAGACTCAGGAATAACCTGGCCTAGCTCATGGGCGATAAAGCCTTCGACGGTCTCGCCAGGTTCAATAATAAAATTGAAACGAACAGGATTTAATTGCTTGGCCCTTTCAATAGCATTTGGAACTGCAACAATGTTTTCTTTAAGACGATAATCA